TGCTCCTACTCCAGGATTTCGAGCAAAAGTAAAAGAGCCTCGAAATAATTTAACTGGGTATGTAGTACCTACTATATTCCATTAATATTTTTAGTTTTATATGTAAAAATATCCTATAATATGATATAGTATACAAAATGTATAATTATTTAGTTGAATTCTTTGGAACAGCTTTTTTTATTTATGTGATTTTAGCAACAGGAAATCCCCTAGCTATTGGCGCTGCTTTAGCATTAGTTATTTTACTAACAAGTAGTATTTCAGGGGGTCATATCAATCCAGCAGTATCTATTGTAATGGCATCCGCTGGTAAATTACCAACAACGGAACTAATTCCATATTGTTTAGCTCAAATTTTTGGTGGTTTAGTAGCATTAGAATTATACAAAAGATATAAACTATAAAAATCGAAAAATTCAATAGCATATTATAAAAAATGATACTTTAGGAAGTATCATTTTTGTACAGTTCCAAATTATCTGGATTTTTGAATGAATCGGTATAGTAAAAAAAGAGCAATAACGGTGAGAGAACCAACGTAGACACTTGTATAAATATCCATTTTAGTAGTATTTTTTTTAGATGATTCATCATCAGAATTTTTTGGTGTTTTATCTGGATGTTCATAATAATTTGTCTCATCATTCATTAATAATTTATCGTTATCATTGTCATTTTTTGCTAAAACGATGTATTGTTCTGGTTTATCGGGATTTGTTTCTTTTTTTATAAGAGCCTCTATTTTATCGTTGAGCGATGATGGCAAGAAATTTATATGCTTGTTCTTTTCTTCTTTATATGATGGACGACTATGAAAAGATGAATATTCTAAATCATCATCATCTATGGTTTCGAAACCTTCAATCATGGTATTTATATCACGAAAATTATCGAAATCTTTGATTGGTGTAAAATAATTTGTTTTTTTGTTTGGTATGTTATCAATGAATTTTGACATTTGAGATATATTTATAGTGATACATTTTTACATGTTTTTTCTAATATTATTTCGAATATTATTTTCTACAATATAAAAATCGTTGTAAAAAAAGAGGTTAAAGATATGAATCGAATTATATTTAGAATCTGTAAAATGTGTGGTATTTTTGCACTGTTGAATAATGAAACTGAATTTGACAAAAATTTTATAATAGAACAATTCAGAAAAGGGGAGCGTCGCGGCCCAGAATTTTCTAAATTAGAAAATCTCATGATAAAAGCTCAACTAGGATTTCATCGGTTGGCAATAAATGGATTAAATAGCGAATCAAATCAACCACTTATAATAGAAGAGATTGGTTTGATTTGTAATGGCGAAATTTATAATTACAAAGAATTATACAAAATGATGGGAATAACACCAGAAACAGATTCAGATTGTGAAGTAATTATTCATTTGTACAAAAGATATGGTATTGAACAAACCCTACAAATTCTGGATGGAGTGTTTGCTTTTGTACTGATTGATTATAGATTATCAAATATGGATTCAAAGGTAATTGTAGCGAGGGACCCATATGGAGTAAGACCATTGTATTTATTGAAAAAGAAGAATAATCAATCGATTTTTTATATAAAAAAACAAGGAAAGTCTAATATTTTGAACAATTTTGAACCAGCTGAAAGTAATATTTTTGGTTTTGCGAGTGAAGCAAAGATGTTAATTGAATTTCAAAATAAAATGAACAAAAATATTCAGGAGAAAAAAGAATCAAATGGAAAATTATTTGAAAAACAATTGGAATTGATTATGAATGATAGACCTTTTGAATTGGATGAAAATATGTATACAATAGAATATTTCAAACCGGGAACATATAGTGTTTATGAATTGAAATACCGTGTTTCAGCGGCATGGGAATTATACCAAGAAAACATAGTATATCACAAAATTGGATTCAGTAAAATGCCTGTTGAAAATTATTTACAATTAGAAAACATTTCATTGGATTACACCACCATTTACAGAAATATACAACATTATTTGTTCAATGCGGTTGAGAAGCGTTGTTCAACATCTGAACGACAAATAGCCTGTTTGTTATCTGGTGGATTAGACAGTAGTTTAATAGCAGCACTAGTGAATGAATATCATGTAAAGTACGATTTGCCCACAATAGAAACTTATAGTATTGGTTTAGTGGGTTCTGAAGATTTGAAATACGCACGTATGGTGGCAGATTATTTAGGTACAAAACATACAGAATTGGTTTTGACAGAGAAAGAATTTTTAGATGTAATACCACATGTAATTTATGATATAGAAAGTTACGATACAACTACTGTTCGTGCTAGCATAGGAAATTGGTTACTAGGTAAATACATATCGGAAAACAGTGACGCAAAGGTAATATTCAATGGAGATGGTTCAGACGAGTTGTTAGGCGGATATTTGTATATGAAATGCGCACCGGATTGTATCGAATTTGACAAAGAATGTCGTAGATTATTGAAAGATATTCATGCTTTTGATGTTTTACGATCAGATAAATGTATTTCATCCCATGGATTAGAACCAAGAACACCATTTCTAGATAGGTCATGGGTACAATATTATATGTCTATACCAATAGAAATAAGGCATTCAACAAACAAGGATAATATTGAAAAATATTTACTAAGAAAAGCGTATTCGGAAGAATATTATACTAATTTGTATTCAAAACCATTGTTACCCAAAGAAGTTTTATGGAGACGTAAAGAAGCATTCAGTGATGGAGTATCAACCCATACGCGTTCATTGTATGAAATTATACAAGAATATACCACGAATCAAATAATGGCGAATATAATGGAGTCGAACGAGAAGGAAGAAGATAATGATGATATTGATATTGAAGATATTTGTATGAAAATGAGAATTACCTCTGATGTAGGGAATCATTTGCCTCCAAAAACAACAGAACAATTTTTTTACCGAAAGATATTTGAAGATTTTTATCCAGGATTAGGGCATCTAGTACCATATTTCTGGATGCCTAATTACGTGGAGGCGAATGACGCTAGTGCTAGGACATTATCAATCTACAAGGAAACAATGAAGACAGAAAATTAGAATTTCTATTTACAAAAATACAAATATTATTTTTGTAAATGATAATTGGTATGAAAAATATATATACATATTTTAGTAGAATGAACATAGTATATCAATTACTATTGAAATTTTTCAATGAAGAAAAAGTAAATGCGATATCAATGATAATTACTACATTTATTTTGAATATAATACAAACAAATGGAATATCTCACATAAGTGCTAGTATTATAAACTCGATAAACAACAAAAACAAACTAGAAGTAACCACATATTTCAAATATTTTGTATTTGTATGTATTTTAATAATCATATGTTATAGTTATTACAAATATTTTCAAAATAAAATATTAACAAAACTAAGACAATGGATACGAAACGAATTAGTCAAAACGATACTGTTAGTGAATAATGAAAATTTTAGTGAAATCAATTTTACCAAATTAAATTCTCCAATCAATCGTATTTCATCAGTGAGTTTTATGGTTTTCAATGATATGATTACATACATATTACCCAATCTGACATTTTTACTGATAGTATCATTCTATTTCTTGTATAAAAATATAATATTTGGTGGAATATTTGTTATAGGTAATATTATTTTCTTGTTATATTTATTGTATAATTGGAATTCAATGATGAAATACAATAATGACTATGAAAAATATGTAGGTGATAATGAATCTTACTTGGTTGAAATATTGAACAACATAGACAAAATCATTTTCAGAGGACAAGTGAATTCAGAAATAGAAACTTATTCAGAAAAGACCAATACGAGTATAGATAAAGCTTTTTCATTTTATTCAAATACAAATTATCATGGTATAATCATGACGATTATCATGTTCATTACTATTTTTGTATGTTTAGGTTTTATTATTTATTTATTTTTCAAAAATAAATTGGATTTGAAAGTATTTATTACATTTTTCACGATAATTCTTTTGTATAGGGAAAAAATGATGACAATAATACAACAGATACCCGATTTTATAGAATTTTTTGGTAGGTCAGAAGCCGTATTGAAACATTTCAAATCGATGAGCATTGATATTTTCAAAGAAACGAAAAAATACAATCATATCGAGCTACCATTCAAACAAATACGTTTTGAGAACGTATCATTCAAATATACGTCCAATGAAAAACCAACGTTTCAAAATTTGAATTTATCAATAGAAACAAACGATAAAATAATAGGATTGACCGGATTATCCGGAAATGGCAAATCGACATTAGTAAAATTGTTGTTGAAATTATACAAGTTACAAAATGGGAATATTTTTATAGATGGAGAGAACATTGAAAATATTGATGCGAATTATATTAGAGAAAATATAACTTATGTCAATCAAACATCAAAATTATTCGATAAGAAAATAATAGATAATATTTTGTATGGCTGTAATGATATAGATAGTTGTAGCGAGAATTTGAAAGAAGTATTACGATATTCAACGATAAGAGATTTGTTCAAAAATCTTGATATTTTCAATAAAAATTCTGGTTCACTTGGAGAGAACTTATCGGGAGGCCAAAGACAAGTAATCAATATCATAAGTGGTTTGATAAATCCGTCGAAAATATTGATTTTAGATGAACCAACAAATGCTTTGGACCCGGCATTGAAAATCGAAATCTTGAATTTGATAAAAGAATTCAAAAAATACAAACAATGTATTATTATTATTACACATGATAGAGATGTTTATAGTATTTTAGATGAAAAGATACAAATATAGTCGTTGCGTGTAATCATGCGGACAATCATGGATATAATATTTTTTTGCTTTATAGAAAATATTATATATTTTTGTTTCTAAAAACTAGCATTGAATTCAAAAATATCAGAATCAACGGTTTTATTTGCCAAAGCATACTCTGAGTTAGTACGTTCGAAGAAATTGACTTTGGATTCAATACTAATTAATTCCATGAAATCGAATGGATTTTGTGAATTGTATATTTTATCATAACCTAATTGTAAAGATAAACGGTCAGCAACGAATTCAATATATTGTGACATCAAATTGGCATTCATACCAATCATACGACATGGAATAGCCTCTGTAATAAATTCTTTTTCGATTTCAACGGCTTCTTTTATAATATCATGGATTTTTTTCTTAGGTAATTTACGTTGTAATTTTGAATATAACAGGACGGCGAATTCGGTGTGTAATGCTTCATCACGTGATATTAACTCATTTGAGAATGTTAGGCCTGGTAAAATGCCACGTTTCTTGAGCCAATAAATCGAACTGAAAGCCGAACTGAAGAATATCCCCTCGATAGATGCAAAGGCAACTAAACGTGTAGCAAAACTACTACGTTTATCACCAATCCATTTCTTTGCCCAATCCGCTTTTTTGGCAATACAAGGATAATTTTCTAGAGCATTAAATAGTTTATTTTTTTCATGAGAATCTCTAATATATGTATCGATTAATAAACTATACATTTCTGAATGGATATTTTCCATCGCAATTTGAAAACC